TTAGAAGCAGCTATAGATACTATAGGTGGAACTTTAGGTATGTATGCCTCTGTAGACTGGGAAGAAATAAGTAGATAATATTAAAAACACAGACTATGTCAGTAGGAAACTTAAAAACACAGGGTAATCAAGGTAATAACTTACCATATCAATTAAGAAGTCTCCAGCTCTTGGGAGAAATAAGCGTTAACACCTCAGGTGGAGGTGGTGGTGGTGGTGGAACAACTACAGCATTTAGTACTCTAGTGAGAGACGCTGCTTTAGATTTATATATAGAAGTGCGTGTATGGGATAGTGCAACTAACAACTGGGTAGGATCTCCTGCGTATTATGCTGTTGGAGATAATACTGCTGCAACACCACCCTTTCCTCAAGCACCTATTACTTATATAGATTATCAATCTGATATTACATCTGTAGGAAACATTTTAAATTTAGTTCTTAATACACTTTCTACTACAAGAACACCTTATGTATTATTAGCTAGTGGTGGTTCAGCAACTATTTCTCCAGCTGTGTTAAACATATCCTTTTATAACTCAGGTGCCTCAGCAGGAACTATTACAGTAAACGGTGTAACTGTAGCCATCCCTCCAGGAGTTACATTTAACTATGATGCCGGTGGAAACGGTAACAAGTATCCAGCCAACGCTTTTGGTTATAATGCTACAGGAACAACTATATACGTTACATATACAGCCTAATAATGTCTACTACTATAAACATAGATAAGTTTGTAGGTGTAGGTTTTAGAGGTGCGGTTGCTCCTGTAAGTACATACGATCCTGATGCGCAGGCATTTATTACTGCTACAGGAATAAGTGGTGGTGATGCTACTACTCTTAATGAGTTGGTATTAGATTTAAAAGGTGCCAATATATGGACTAAGTTTAATGCTTTATACCCTATTATTGGTACAACAGCAACTCAACATAAATTCAACTTAAAAAACCCTTTAGATACTAATGCAGCATTTAGGTTAAGTTTTGTAGGTGGATGGACTCATAGTTCAACAGGTGCTACTCCTAATGGAACAAATGCTTATGCTGATAGTTTTTTCAATCAAAATACAGTTGGACAAAATGTAAATAGTACGCACTTATCATATTATTCAAGGACTAATTCTTCAGGAAATTATTGGGAAATTGGAGCAGTAAATTTATCTCCTGACCGTTTTTACACAATTGGATTTAATTATGCTGGAATTACTTATTATTCAAATAATCAAAGTGTTTTTCCCACAACAACAGGACAAATACCAATAGGTTTATTTTTAACTTCAAGAACAACAAGTACTTCAACTAAGTTATATAAAAATGGTGCTATATTAGCAACTGATACAAATTTACCATCAAGTGCTATAAATTTGAATGTTTGGGTAGGTGCAAGAAATTCAAATTTAGTTGGAGGTAGAGTTTATTCTAATAGACAATGTGCTTTTGCATCAATTGGTAGCGGTCTTACAGATGTTGAATCACAGTTATTTTATCAAATAGTTGAGAAGTATCAGGTTGCTTTGGGTAGGAGTATTAATCCTTTGCAATCATTCTATTATAATAGAAACTACAACAATGAAACTAACGCATACTTATTTAGTACTCAAATAACAAACACAACAGAACAAACAGCTTTAGATACATTTGTAACTAGCTTAAAGGGGTATGGTATATGGTCTAAGATGAAGGCTGTATATCCTATTATGGGTACGACTGCTACTCAACAAAAGTTTAACTTAGTCAATCCACAAGATACTAATAGTGCTTACAGAATAACATTTGCAGGTGGTTGGGTACATAGTGCTACAGGTATGCAGGGTAACGGAAGTAATACTACCGCAAATCCAAACTTAATCCCTTCATCTGTATTAACTACAAACAATACTCATATTTCATATTATATTGGAACAGATACCGCAGCAGGTAATAAAATAGAAATGGGTGTTGGTGTTGGAGGTACATTAGTTCCAATCATGTTATTGAGTGCAAAATACACAGGAAATTTATCTTATTCATGTGCATATAATTTATCTACAAATCAAATAACAGCAGCAAACGCAGATGCAAGAGGTTTCTATGTTGGTAGTAGAACAACAAGTACAAGCCATAAGTTATATAAAGATGGAAGTGTTTTAGCAACTGATACTAATGCTAACCCAAATACATTACCAACTCAAGGTATGATTATAGGTGCTTTAAATAGTAATGGCTCTATAGTTCAATACTCTGATAGACAGTATAGGTTTATATCAATAGGTGATGGACTTAATGATACTGAAGTAAGTAATTTTAGGACTGCGGTTCAAACTCTACAAACAGCTCTTGGAAGACAAGTTTAATATTAAAATATATGCAAGTAGGATTATTAACAATAACACAAAAAGATGAATTAGTAGGACAATGGTTTGCTCCTGATTCATACTTCAATCCTGTAGAGGATGGAAATACTCCTCCTAATTGGATAATATCAACACAAGAGATTGACCAATGTGTTAATCCTGAATTTATGTGGGTAAAAGGTTTACCACTTATTGAATGGATTCCTCCTGTACCACCACCTTTTCCACCAACTGAATAAATAAAAATAATATGAGTCTAATAAAACTACAAGAAAAAATAGGTACCAAAGCTGATGGAGCATTCGGACCTGGAACACTAAAAGCAGCAGCCGCTTACTATAAATTATCACCTGAGCGTGCTGCACACTTTTTTGGACAAACCTCCCATGAGTCTGGTGGGTTTACAATATTTAGTGAAAACCTTAACTACTCAGCCGCAGGTCTAGATAAGATCTTTGGTAAGTACTTTCCTGACAAACTAGAAGATAGTTACGCTAGACAACCTATGAAGATAGCTAATAGAGTATACGCTAATCGTATGGGTAATGGTGATGAGGCTTCCGGTGACGGTTGGAAATACCGCGGTAGAGGTGCTCTCCAACTTACGGGAAAGTCTAATTATCAAGCGTTTGCGAGTTATCTTAACAAACCAGAAGTTATGACTAATCCTGATTTAGTAGCTACAGACTACGCATTTGAATCCGCTATGTTCTTTTTTGATAATAATAAGTTATGGAATATAGCTGATAAGGGTGTAGACGATGCTACTATATTAGCTATGACTCGTAGAATAAACGGTGGTACCCATGGTTTAGAAGAAAGAATATCACTTACTAAAAGATTTTATGGTTGGCTTACTAAATAATACAAAATTTTTTTTTATATTATTAGTAGTTCTTTCAGGATGTACAACTACGGTATCTGAAAAAGAGAGTTATGTAATAACCGATGTTTGGGAAGAATATCCTTTTAACATCCATCAGGAAATAAATCCTAGATACAAAGCTCTTTTAAATAATGGAGATACTGTACCTTGTTCACCTCATGCTAGAATAGGGGATACTATTTATTATAAATATTTAAAAGTAAAGTAAATATGAGAAAGTTTTTCAGAGAACTATTGTGTGACGAGAACACACTTAGTGAAAAAACCTTTATAGGACTATGTGCCTTTGGGTTAATTGTTATAACAATTATCTGTGATATTGTCACAGGATTCATGGGTAAAAATATGCCTATCCACGAGTTTGTATTTGACGGTATTATGTTTATAGTGCTAGGTGCTTTCTTTGGTACTTCCTTAGATAAGTGGATAGCTAATAAACCTAGTAAGTCTGAGAAAGAAGAATCTAGTGTTAAACCCGAAGAACCTATTGTGTAATGGATACTACTAATGTTGGACATACTAATCCTGGTTTAGGAGCGTATGAAGGTCTTGTACAGTATGGAGCTTTAGGTATTGTAGTTATAGCTTTAGGTTTTGTAGTCTGGAAAATGTGGAATAAAAACCTTGAAGAAAAAGACAGACTACAAAAAAGAGTGGAGGAACTAGAAAAAATGTTATTAGAACAATCTATAAAAAAATAAATCATGACAATACTAAATGCATCCTTTGGAGTATTTGATACTTTGACTCAGTACGGAGCTTTAGGAGTAGTAACTCTAGCGCTAGGTGGCGCACTATGGTATTTATTAAAAAGACAACTTGCATCAGAAGATAGATTAAAAGCTGATGTAACAGCCTTACAAAAAGAGTTGAATGATTACATTAGAAATGATCAGAAGATTCTTAAAGATACTATAGATAATAACACTAAAGCACTCCATGATATAAGAGATATGATTATTACATCTGTAAGAAGATAAGTCATGAAAAAAAGTTTTGTAATCCTGGGAATACTAACTGCTTTAATAGTATTAGTATTAGGAACTACGGTTAACGCTGGCGAACACCACGTTGTTGTTGTAGAAGAAAAAGAACAACTAGCGCACGCGAACGACTCTCTTTGTACAGAAAATCACAAGCTTGTAAAAGAAAATAATCAACTTAAATCTGAGAACGCTAGTCTTGTAAACCAACTAGAAGCATCTAAGAGTAAAGATAGTGTAGACGAAGACCTACAAAAAAAAGAGAAAGAGTTTAGAGAAAAAGAGTATTTGATAGCTCTTTATAGTCTAGAGAAGATAGTAAAAGAAGAACTTACTTGGATATCTCCTGATGCCTCATATCAAGCGATGACTGAAAAGATGGGTAGAAAACCTACCAAAGAAGAACTACAAGGAACCCTAGAAGATCTTTATGCTAAAGGTCTTTTGTATCATTATGTTGATCCGGATCCATACATGAAGGGAAACAAGGTAGCTAAAGGAGAAATAAAAAAGCTTGTAGATAAGATTGTAGATTAGAGAAAAAATCCTTATATTATAGTATATGGCAGCAAACGATAAACTCATACCCAACGCTATTACGATAGCTAATAACCTACAAGGAGTTAAGTACTCTACTAGTGGGTTTTATAAACAACCTTCTAAAAAAATTAATAAGTATAATAATGCTCTAATAGATGCTATAAACTATATAGCGAGTGTGTATGCTAAGGAAGTAAAGGTTGCTGATAGTAATGCTACATGGAACTATACACTTGTTGATGGATCACCCCAGCTCGATTTATTTACTCCTGATCAAAATACACATCACCTAAACTTAGGTATGGTAGTAGCTATATCCGAAGATGAATGGGATGAACTACAGATTACAATTAGTAAGATTGTAAATAACATCTATCCTTTAAAAACATCCTATTATACACCATATACTGTTCTAGAAAAAACTAACTATTTTAGACTAATGGGTATATGGAATGGTGGAGCTACTGCTACATTAGCACTAACGGATGCTTTAGGAGCACCACTACCTGGTTCACCCTTCGCACAAGGTACTACCTATGCAAATGCATGGAATAATTTAAAAGTACCAGCTGATGCTGCTCTTGGTGTACAAACAGAATATATAGCACCTATATATCAACCTACAGGAGAAACTAATTTCTTTTATAGATACACTGGTAAAAGAAGATGGGCTACACCTTTCGAAGGATACGATACATATTAACCACTTCTAAATCAATCATATATACACCCTGGGAGAAATCTCAGGGTTTTTTTTTCATTCATTCTTGAGTATAAACTTTGAATGTGTAAATATTTTTTATAGATTTGTTGATAATTAAAAATGTTTAAACATGTCAAAAACAAAAACCAACACAACAGAAGAGCGTGAACTTACACAAGAAGAAATCGATGCTCAACGTAAAAACATGGTCGCTTTTTACAAGGACCAAGAAGAATATTTAAGTTTAGTACTTAAGCATGAGGAGATTAAAGCTTCTATATCTAAAGCTAGAGCGGAACGTATAATGTATGATATACGTATCGCACAGATGTTAGCGGGTCCTCAAGATCAAGGTCAGGAGGATAGTCCTGAAGAATCACCTGAAGGTTCCGACTTTGATATAGATAAGAAACCAAGAACTCTTAAGAAAAAGTAGTTATGGCGAAACTACATCTAGTAGAAAAGAAAGTAAGAATGAGTAAAGATGATATCATTAGATATCAGATAATTACCCATTGTTATATTAATCATATCTATCTTAGTACGACAGATATCGATTGTCTTGTTTCTCTAGGAAGTTTTGGTAAAATCGAGTTAACAGAGTTCTGTAAAAAAGTAGCGGATGCTAGACTTGATGAAAAGTTAAAAGAGTGGGAAACTGATAGATCTAAAAAACGTCCTGAAGCATCTCCTCAAACAATAAGAAACGCTGTGTTTAAACTTGAGAAACTAGGTTTAATAATTAAAGATTCTCAAGGTAAAAGAAGCATTACTCTAAATCCAGATATGAAAATTCAGACGCAGGGTAATATATTGTTGGACTTTAAAATGGCATACGTTGGTTCCTAAGAAAGCAAAAGAGTTTATCCCTTTAGTCGCTAAAGAGTTAAACCTTGACGAAGATCTTGTAGATGTTATAGTTAATACATACTGGAAAGAAGTAAGACTTGCGCTTAACGAGTTAAAAGCTAATAGAGTAAATGTTATAAACTTTGGAATATTTATATCTAGAAAAAACCGGTTAGTAGAAACAGAAAAGAAGTACATGAATTTTTTAAAAGAAAGACCTGATGTAACAACATTTAGAAGATATGCTTTACTTAAAGATACACAACTTAGACTCGATAGAGTTCGTAACTTACTAGAAGACTATAAACAACTTAAACTCAAAAAACAAACTGTAAAAGAAAAAAAAGATGCTTACAAAACTCAAAATAATCTGGAAAAACCGGAAGGAGATATTTCAGGGACTACACAATAACTTTTTTAAAAAAGTTGAAATAGAGGAAGTTGCATACCAAAGACTAGAAATATGTAACAGCTGTCCTAATATAGACCGTACAGGACACGGTTGTCTTATTCCTGGTACACAACCATGCTGTTCTATATGTGGTTGTAAACTCGCACTAAAAACACGTTCTCTAGCTTCCGAGTGTCCACATCCTAAAGGACCCCTTTGGAAAGCAGTCTTAACTCAGGAACAAGAAGATAAACTATATACTGATATTAACTATAATCCCGATAAATAATGTCAGTAATATTTCAAGCTAAAGATCACAGCTATAAAAGTAAAGATCCTAATGATAACATATCATGGGTGAGTGTTACATCATTTGTCTCTAAGTTCAAACAACCTTTTGATGCTATAGGTCAATCCATTAAATCTTCTAAAAACAAGAGATCTAAGTGGTATGGTATGACACCAGAAGAAATACAAAAAGCGTGGTCATCAGAAGCAGAACGAGCTGTCGTTCTTGGTACTTGGTACCATAATCAAAGAGAGTCTGATTTAATCTCCTTTGATACCATAGAAAGACAGGGAGTGAATGTTCCTATATTCAAACCTATAATAGACGGCGACATAAAGTTGGCACCAGACCAGAGACTTGTAGAAGGTATTTATCCTGAACACTTTGTTTATTTGAGATCCGCAGGTATCTGTGGTCAAGCCGATAGAATAGAAGTTGTTAAAGATACAGTATCCGTATTTGACTATAAGACTAATAAAAAGATTGATAAAGAGTCTTTTAAAGACTGGGAAGGTAGATCCAAAATGATGAGTGGACCATGTGCTCACCTTGAAGATTGTAATTTTAATCATTATTCTTTGCAATTAAGTATTTATCTTTATATTATATTAAAACATAACCCGCGTTACAAACCTGGTAAACTTGAGCTACAACATGTTATATTTGAACAAGATGGTACGGATAAATTTGGTAACCCTATAACTATGAAAGACCATATGGGAGATCCTATAGTAAAAGATGTTGTTCATTATCAACTTCCTTATTTAAAGGAGGAAGTCCGATCTATGATTAAGTGGTTAAGTGAAAATAAAGATAAACTTACAAAATGATTTTACAATTAGAACCACAGATACCATTAATTACACCAAAAGGAAACGGTCAAGCTGTATTAGTTATTGACTATTCTGAAGAACATGATCTTAAATGGGTGGTTATACAAGATGATACCGGAGAGGTGTGGACTTGGAAAAACGAACAAGTGCGAGGTTTTAAAAATGTAACTATGGGAAGAATTAAAATTAGTCCTATAAAAAATGAGCAATGATCCTTATCAACACAGAAGACTCTTTTGTCAAGAAATAAAAATGAAAAAACCTAAAATAAAAATACATACTTTTCCTGGAATATGTTTAGGTATAACATTTCCAATGGATTATTATACTGATATGGCAATCAGTATATTGTTTTTCAACATAAGTATAAAGTGGCGTAAACGATGATAAAATTATTTGATATACAAAATGGTAAAGTAGTACCTACTGAACACTGTTATAACATAAAGTTTCTAAAAGATATTATGGATGCATATCCTGAAAACTATCTTAAGATTTACTCTTATGTATTTTATATGACGTGTGTCAATCCAGATCTTAATCCTTTTTTTAATATGAGCTCTGAGATTAAAGAAGAGTTTATTCTTAGAGAAGTAGATGCTGATTTTTCTACTGATGATGAACTTATTTTAGATGCTATAAATAAATGTAATCAGATGTATGAAACACCTACAAGTAGAGCGTATATAGGAATTCAGAATATGTTAGATAAGTTAGCTAAGTATATGACGGATAATCCTATAACAGTCGGTAGAGATGGAAACATAAACTCCTTACTTAAGGCTGCTAAAGACTATCAAGATATAAGATCTTCTTTTAAAGCAGCTTATCAGGATCTTAAGGAAGAACAACAAAGTCACGTACGCGGGGGCGCGGGTATGGCGTATGATCAAAAATGAGTAACACACCTTACATAGAAATACCTACGTATGAAAATGGAAATTGGTCATCCACTAGTTTCCAAACTAAAGACGATTTTAGATTATTAATTTTAAGTTTATTTAAAGAACCTGGTAAATATGAATTCGATGACATCTCATATGTATTTAACTCAGAAGCCCGTAGATTTCGGAACAATAAGTTCTACTGCTCCGCTCCCGTCGGTAGTAAGGATTTTATACATTATTGGGATGGAGAAAAGCTTAAGTGTAGAAGAGGTGTATTATTTCGTAACGGAAACAAATCTTGGTACATTACACGTGACTATTACATGTGGTTAAACTTTCTTCCTATTAATGATAAGGAACAAAAGAAGTTTGATTTTCCACAGGTACGTGATGTTCAGTATCACATGGCTTTATATGAGTTACTAGCTGAACTTCACTATCAACATTGTGCTATACTCAAGAAACGTCAGATAGCCTCTTCGTATTTTCACGCCGCAAAACTTATTAATACACTCTGGTTTGAAGAAACACCTATACTAAAAATTGGTGCTAGTCTAAAAGATTATATTAATGAAAAAGGAACATGGAAATTCTTAAATGAATATAGGTCTTTCTTAAACGAACACACAGCTTGGTATAGACCTTTCAATCCAGGTGGTATGTTTATGTGGCAACAACAGATTGAAACATCTTTACCAGGATCTAATAGAAAAGTAATGAAAGGTCTCAAAGGAACACTACAGGGTGTAACTTTTGAGAAAGATGCTACATCAGGTGTTGGTGGACCATGTACATACTTTTTTCATGAAGAAGCGGGTATCGCACCTAAGATGGGAGAGACTGTAGAATATCTTTTTCCAGCTCTACAGTCAGGGGATATTACTACGGGTATGTTTATAGCTGCTGGTTCTGTAGGTGATTTAGATCAGTGTTTACCACTTAAGTCTATGATAGAAAAACCTACAGCTAATAGTATTTATCCTGTGTATACCGATTTATTAGATGAGAAAGGAACACTTGGTGAGAGTGGGTTGTTTATACCAGAGCAATGGTCCATGCCTCCGTATATAGATGAGTATGGTAACTCTAAAGTAGAAGAAGCACTTAAAGCTCTTAACATAAAGTTTGAGAAATGGAAGAAAGAACTATCCCCTGAGAAGTATCAACTACGTATATCTCAGCATCCTAGAAATATAGCTGAAGCATTTGCTAATAGATCCGTATCCAAATTTCCCCAGCATCTAGTACGAGCTCAGTTAAAAAGGATTGAAGATAAACAGTATTCTTATGAATTTATAGATTTAAGTCGTAACGCGGAGGGTAAAATAATATCTGAGTTAAGTAACAAGTTACCTATTAAACAATTCCCTGTGGATATGGGACTAGAGGATAAGAGTGGTGTAGTCGTTGTTTACGAAAGACCCAATCTTAATCCAGAGTTTGGGACATACTATGCATCAGTCGATCCTATAGCTGAAGGTAAAACAACAACGTCTGATTCATTATGTTCTATTGTAGTTTATAAGAATGCAGTAGAAGTAACTAAGATTAATGGTACAGAAGCAACTACACATATAGAACATGATAGAATAGTAGCAAGCTGGTGTGGTCGTTTTGATGATATAAATAAAACCCACGAGCGTTTAGAAATGATTATAGAGTGGTATAATGCATGGACTATTGTTGAGAATAACGTATCCTTATTTATCCAACATATGATCAACCGGAAGAAACAAAGATACCTAGTTCCTAAAAACCAGATATTATTTCTTAAAGATTTAGGATCAAATAATAACGTATATCAAGAATATGGTTGGAGAAACACAGGTACATTATTCCGTTCCCACCTTCTTAGCTACGCTATCGAATTCCTTAAAGAAGAACTTGATCACGAAACTAAAGAAGATGGTACAATAGTAAAAACAATATACGGTGTAGAACGTATCCCTGATGAGATGATACTACAGGAGATGGTTCAGTACCAAGATGATTTAAACGTAGATAGATTAGTCGCTTTTTCAGCGCTTGTAGCTTTTGCTAAGATTCAACAGTCTAATCGTGGATACAAGAAGATTGTTGAGAGAGTAGACAATAAACATTTGCAAAAGTCAGAAAATTTGTATAAATTGTCTAATACACCTTTCCGTCACATGGGAAGAGGTTATAATAATAAAACAAACCAAATGGTCAAGAGACCTTTTAAGAATATAAGATAACATGCAAGTATTCAATGCGCTACAACTAAAAAGTGGAAAAAAAGCGGAAGTAAACCGCATGGGTTCAATAACCCAACCCATACAGTTCTTACCAAGAGAAGAGAAAGATGACGAGTGGTCAGCGTGGAATCTGGACTGGTTAGAGTGGCAAGGACTTAAACAGGTTCGTAGAAACGCTCGTCGTTTAATGAAAAACTACAAGCTTGCAAAAGGTATTATTGATAAAGGTGACTATATCATCGAGCAAGATAATGACTACAGAGATATAGTAGAGACGCTTGCTGCTGAAGATTATAGTGCACTAGAACTAAAGTTCTATCCTATAATACCAAACGTTATTAATGTATTGTGTACAGAATTTGCTAAACGTAATAGTAGAATTACCTTTAGAGCTGTAGATGATTTTTCTTACAATGAGTTACTTGAACAAAAACGTTTACAAGTTGAAAGTGTTCTTCTAGCAGAAGCTGAGAAAAAGGTGATGACTAGAATGATGGAAATGGGTGCTGATCCTAATGACCCAGAGTTTCAAGAAAAGATGCAACAGGAGATGTCTCCTGAGGCTCTTAAATCTTTACCAGAAATCGAGTCCTTTTTTACAAAGGATTACAGAAGTATGATGGAACAGTGGGCTATGCACCAAACTAAAGTAGATGAGGAAAGATTTAAGATGGATGAACTTGAGGAGCGTGGTTTTAGAGATAGTCTTATTACCGATCGTGAGTTCTGGCATTTCAGGATGCTAGAAGATGATTACGATGTAGAACTTTGGAACCCCGTATTAACCTTCTACCACAAGTCTCCTGACAGCAGGTACATATCACAAGGTAACTTTGTAGGTAAGTTTGATATGATGACCGTAGCTGATATCATTGATAAGTACGGTTACTTACTTACTACAGAACAGATGGAAGCTCTCGAGACTATCTATCCTGTAAGATCTTCTGGTTATCCTCTACAGGGATACCAAAACGACGGATCTTATTACGATGCTACAAGATCTCATGAGTGGAACGTAAATCAACCTAGTCTCCAGTATCGTCAATTCACTAGTATGTATGATAACTTTATCTACAATGGTGGAGATATTATTAACTGGATTATGGGTGAGTCAGAAGATTATTATGATATGGGTATGGCATTCATGCTCCGTGTTACAACAATCTACTGGAAAACACAACGTAAGATTGGACATCTAACAAAGATTACTGAGACCGGCGAAGTCATTACAGATATTGTAGATGAGTCGTTTACTATTACAGATAAACCTATATACAACAACGCTTTTATAAAAAACAAAACAAAAGATACTCTTGTATTTGGTGAACATATTGACTGGGTATGGATTAATGAAGTATGGGGTGGTGTAAAAATTGGACCTAACCGTCCTAGCTGGTGGGGAATGAAGAACCCGGGTGGTATCAACCCAATGTACATTGGTATAAATAGTAATAGACCAGGACCTGTGAAGTTTCAGTTTAAAGGAGATAACTCTTTGTACGGATGTAAACTTCCTGTAGAAGGTGCTGTATTTTCAGATAGAAATACTAGATCTACAGCTCTAGTAGATCTTATGAAACCTTTCCAGATTGGATATAATATTGTCAACAATCAGATAGCAGATATTCTTGTTGATGAATTAGGAACAGTTATTCTTATAGACCAGAATACTTTACCTAAACATTCTTTAGGTGAGGATTGGGGTAAAGGAAACTACGCTAAAGCTTACGCGGCGATGAAGAACTTCCAAATCCTTCCTCTAGATACCAGTATTACAAACACTGAAAACGCGCTTAACTTTCAACATTTTCAAACACTTAACCTAGAGCAGACTCAAAGGATGATGTCTAGGATACAGTTAGCTAACTACTTTAAACAACAAGCATTTGAGGTGATAGGGATAACACCTCAACGTCTGGGTCAACAGATTGGTCAAACCGATACTGCTAAAGGTATAGAACAAGCCGTAACTGGTTCTTACGCCCAGACGGAAAATTACTTTATTCAACACTCTGATTATCTGATGCCTAGAGTACACCAGATGAGAACGGATCTTGCACAATATTATCATTCAACTAAACCGTCTTTAAGATTACAGTATATTACAAGTAAAGACGAACAAGTTAATTTCCAAATAAATGGAACAGATATGTTGTTACGTGAGCTCAATGTTTTTTGTACAACTAAAGCTAATCATCGTTCTGTAATAGAACAGATGAAGCAACTAGCTGTAAACAACAATACTTCAGGAGCATCTATCTATGATCTTGGTGGAATTATCCAGTCTGAGTCATTATCTGAACTACAAAATATTTTAAAACAAACTGAACAGAAAGCTACTAAACAACGTCAGGAACAGATGCAACATGAGCAACAGATGAAGGAGATGGAAATGCAACAACGTACTGAAGAACGTAAGATGATGTTGGATTCTCAAGCTGCTGAAGCTGAAAAGAACCGTCGTAAGGATATCCTTGTTGCGGAAATACGTGCTGCAGGATACGGTGCGATGCAAGACGTTAACCAAAATTTACAGAGTGATTATGTTGATGCTCTTGAAAAGATACAGGAGACTGAACAGTATCAGGAAACCATGTCTTTACAAAGAGAAAAACAATCAGCTAAAGTTGATAATGATAGAGAAAAACTAAACATTCAAAGAGATAAACTTAGAGTTCAACAGGATATTGCTAATAAACAACTTGAGGTCGCTAGAGTAAACAAAAATCGTTACGATAAGAAAGAACCTAAGGATAAAAAAAGTAAGTGATAGCCATATTTCTGATAAAAAAAATTTTTATGAACTTTAGTTTTTTAAATTTATAATGTTTAATTATTTAGTTTTGTGTATATTATAAATGTCAGCCAGTAAATAACCAACAAAAATGGAAGATAACAAACCAACCCAGACAACCACGGTACAAGAGGTTGAAGTAAGTGATGATACACTTAACGAGATCTTAGGAATACCGGGTGCTGAGAGTGTGATGGTACCAAGCGCAGAGGCTAAAAAACCATCAATCTTTTCAAAAGACACCGTAGATACATCGTTCCTTGAAAAAGATGAAGAAGAAACCACAAGTAAACCAGTAGTGTCTACTACACCTTCTACTACAACTTCTGTGAAAGAAACAGAAGCAGCGATACAAGAAGTTACTCAACAACTTAATGATATCTTAGAAGAAGAAGCAGATGCTGGAAAATCTGGTCGTCCTCGTGTAGACAAGAGCGGTCTTGTAGAAACATTCTCTAAACTTATTGAAAAAGGAGTTATTCTACCTTTTGATGAAGATAAACCTTTAGAGAAATATTCTAGTCAAGATTTCCAAGAACTTCTTGAAGCTAATCTAGCAGAAAAAGAAAAAACCATACGTGAGGAAACTCCAATGGAATTCTTTGATTCTCTACCTCATGAACTTCAATACGCTGCTAAGTATGTAGCTGATGGAGGTACTGATCTTAAAGGTCTTTTTAGAACCTTAAGTCAAGTACAAGAAATGAGAGAGTTAAGTGTAGAGGATGCTGACGATCAGGAAGCTATCGTTCGTAACTATCTCTCAGCTACCAATTTTGGTACACCTGAAGAGATTGAAGAAGAGATTGATAGTTGGAGAGACCGTGAAGAACTAGGTTCTAAAGCTAAAAAATTTAAACCTAAGTTAGATGCGATGCAGGAACAGATTGTTGCTAGAAGACTTCAACAACAAGAAGAGATGCGTAAACAACAAGAACACGCAGCTAGAGCATACACAGATAACATCTACAAAACTCTTGAACCTGGTGAATTAAATGGAGTAAAGATAGACAAGAAGATACAAGGTCTCTTGTTCCAAGGTCTAGTACAACCTAATTACCCATCTATGTCAGGACGTCCTACAAACTTGTTAGGTCATCTTCTAGAAAAATATCAATATGTACAACCAAGACACGATCTTATCGCGGAAGCGCTTTGGTTATTAGCTGATCCTGACGGATACAAGTCTAAGATTAAAGAAGGTAGTGTTAAGGAAACTACAGAGAAAACAGTGAGAATGTTGAAAACTGAACAGCAAAGTCGCCAATCATCTACTACCATGGGAGATACAGATGATGCACCTAGCCCACGTAAGACTAAAACAATCTCCAGACAAAATAGTGGAAATAACTTTTTTAAACGGTAGATAAATAAATAACAACAACAAAAACAAAAACAAAAAACAATGGCAACTCCAGTTTTTAACAATGGTATATTCCTGAGGGATACCCAATACAATGCGAGCTCGCATGTAGACAGTTATCACTTAGTGAATATGCTTAAGAGCGCCGAACCCATGGACTTGGGTCCGGTAGACATCTGGGCGATGGCTCAGAAAGTAGAAATGCCTCTATACCAGCTATCTAGCTTTGGAGGTAAAAACATCATCATGGTAGACAATCAACGTGGTGAATATAAGTGGCAGACTCCTGTATCACAGGAACTTCCTTATATCATCGAGGACATTGAACCAGGAAATACCAATAAAGGTATTGACGGTACTACCTTCAAAATCAAGCTTAACAAGCGTGAGTTTGGACACGGTGATATCATTACTTATGATAAGTACAACGGTGCGGAATTGTACATTACTGCTGATGATATTCTTCCTATGGGAGATGGTTTCATCTACACTGTGCAGTTAGTGAACAATGATAACTACCGTTTCTTAGATAACGTATACTTAACCGCACAGACACGTTTCTTCAGAAAAGGTTCTGCTCGTGGTGAGTATGGAGAAAGATTCTCCGATATCCAGACTAAAGCTGGGTTCCGTGAGTTCTATAACTTCGTAGGAGGTTCTGAAGCTCACGTTCACTATTCAATTTCATCTCGTGCAGATATGATGTTGAAAGGTGGTATGAACGCAGATGGTACAGTTCCTGTAACTGAAATCTGGAGAAACTTTGACCAGAACATGGATCCAGCAATCACTAAGATTGAGGACATGGTTGGTAAAATGGGTAAAGATTATGTAAAACGTGCAGTATCTAATGGTACTCTTACACGTACTTTCTTGACCTCGATGGAAGCAGCACACTTAACAAAGATTGCTACAGATATCGAAACTTACTTAATGTGGGGTCATGGAGGAAGAATCAAGCAAGATGGACCAGATGATATCCGTATGTCAGTAGGTCTTTGGAAGCAGCTTGATAACTCTTTCAAGCGTGTGTACAATAAGTCAGGATTCTCTCTTGAGTTATTCCGCGCTGAACTTTATAACTTCTACGCCGGTCGTGTTGAATTCCAAGGTCCAGATCCTAAGCGTCAGCTTATTGTTCAGACTGGTATGGGAGGTATGCGTATGGTTAACGAAGCTATCAAGCGTGAAGCTGCGAACTCAGGTTTGGTTATCCAAGCTGCTGCTAACAACGGTATCGGAGCAATCTCTGGTCAAGGTATGAACCTTGGTTTTGGATTCGCGTACACATCTTATGTGATTCCGTTCTTAGCTAACGTACAGTTCGTATTGAACCCTGCGTTTGATAACATCCATACAAACGATATTGAAAACCCATTGATCGATGGATTCCCATTGTCATCATACAGTTTCATTATCTTTGATATCACTGATAACACTAACGATAACATCTTTATGTTGAAACTTAGCTGGGATAACCAGTTGAAGTGGTGGTATCAGAATGGTACTATGGATTATATGGGTCGTAGTCAGGGGTTTGCATCATCTGGTCAGTTCAACGGTTACCGTGTGTACATGACTCAGACTATGCCAGCTATCTGGGTAAAAGATCCAACCAAAGTGTTGAAGATTGTAATGAGAAACCCAATTACAGGTGGATCATTCTAAAGTATAATAACAAAGACCAAGGGAGAGCTAACCACTCTCCCTTTGGGATTTGTAAACTAGTCAGTAACAATAAACCAAAAACCAACAAAAAATGGATACATTTACAATGATTGAACCCCATCAAGTAAACAAAAGGGGTCCTATTAGAATTAAACCATACTTTGACGCTAGTCGTCCGAATATGGGTCTTGAACAGTACGGTCTTGTTCTTTTCGATGGTGTAGCTCAGGAAGAGCAACTAGCTTGTTTAGAGAAGAATGGTATTAAACAATATCTTACCGGACTCAATGAGTTCGCACCTGAGATAAAACTTTTACCTCCAGATCTAAGAGAAGCTAGAATTAAGGATATTCGTAAGACTGTTGCTCAACTTGAAAAAGAGTTAGCAGCTAACGTTTTAGATCCTAATGATCCTGAGTTCTGGAGTAAAGTTAGCTTACTAAAACCAAACAATGATGAGTTTTGGGGTAAGATAACACTCAGATGCACTAATGATGATTTAATACTGGATCCTTTAAAAGATCCATATGATCTTATAAAGTTATATGCTATCGAAGCTGGAGGATTCAGTATGGTAGCTAGGAGTTATGAAGATGCTAAATCTCGTCCTGTACCTACCAAGTTTTATCTTGATAAGTTTGAGGATACAGCATCTACTAAAACTGAGATTAAAAAACTACGTAATAAAGCTCTTGCTGAGTTACAGAAGCTCTTTGATAAGAATAGTAATAAACTATTTTATGTTGCTAAAGCGCTGGATGCGAACAGTATACAGTACAAGAAGTCTACACCAAATGATGTGATCTATGATAACATGGATCGTTACATTAATGGTGAAGGTGTCGAAAGTAATAAAAAGCGTGCAGCACAATCCTTCTTGGATGCGTGTAACCTTGATATGGAAACTTTAAAAATAAAGTCTATTATTAAGGATGCAACATTCTATAAGTTTATTGTAACAAAAGTTGATGGATTTATCTATCACCAGGAAACACTAACGCTACTAGGACGTAATCCTTCAGACGTAGCAGAATATCTCAGAAACCCACTTAATGAGACTATTCTAGTAGACCTGACAAAGAAAGTGGAAAAGAATTGGAACTCTTAAAACTATATAGTCATGGCAGGAATAATGAAAAATGCAAACAAGTATCCGGAAGTAGTGAAGAACCCTACTCGGTATACTGGCGGTAAGAATTCTCCAGTTTACGCTGAAAGAAACCCTACTCGTTATACAGGTGGTAAAAACGCTTCTGTACAAGTAGAAAAGAATCCTACACGTTACAAAGGAGGTACTAACGCATCAGCTAATGTAGATCCTAAAAGCTAGTAATCATGAAGAATAAATCTTTTAGATCAGTAGACATGATGAATAACCAGATTATTCGTCGTCTTAATGATGGTCGTAGAAATATGGCTGAACCTACCCAAAAAGATGGAGATGGTTTCTATGTATCAGGTGTAAAAAGTAACTATGAAAACTACAAAGCTCCTAGAGAGCAACAACCTAGAACAGGAAAACCAGCACCTTCATTAAAAAAAGGGGGATCTTTAAAGTGTAAATAATAATGGCTAAACAGAGTAAAACATCTAGTACTAAACTAACCTTTGGTAAAAGAAAGGTAGGTAAAGCTAAGAAACGTTTAGGACCTAAGGATAAGAATGTTAAACGTTATAATAAACAAGGAAGATAATGGCGAAACCTGGACTATATGCTAACATCCACGCTAAACGTAAACGTATAGCTGCGGGATCTGGTGAAAAGATGCGTAAACCTGGAACCAAGGGTGCACCTAGTAAAAAAGATTTTATTAACTCTGCTAAGACCGCTAAGAAAAAGTAATTAACAAACCAACAACTATGGCAAAGAAAAAATCATCTAACAGTGGATTCATCAGCGTCATGAGACCTAACAAGTCACAAGAAAGAAAGTGGGAGATAGAAAGTGCTATCTCTACTTTAAAACGTGCGGATGAAATTCGTAAAAACCCATCTCTTATGAGAGATGTAAAAAAATCTGTGATGGATCTTGAGAAGTCTATCATGGGAGGATCTTTAAAAACTAAAAAATAAAAAATAAATAACCATGAAAAAAACAATTAAAAAATCAGTTAAAAAGTATGGATCTGGAGGAAATACTGATCGAAAGTCTGATCCAATAAAAAGAGCGGCGGAAGTAAAAAGAGCGGTTGCAGATAGTACATTAGCAGCTAACTTTCAAAACACAGCAGCTTATAATAAAGCAAATGCTGATGTAAAAAAATTAGTAGATCTTAAAAAGCGATCACCTTCTGATGCAAGAAAAGGAAAAGAGACCAAGTATGGTTCTACACCAGTAAAGTATATTCCTCTTCCTAGTAACAAAAGAGGTGGTTCTATTAAACGTAAGAAGTAATAACCATGGCAAAGAACGCGAAACAACAAGCAGCTATAGCGATGTCTATGAAAGCTGCAGGCAAGAAACCTAAAAAGATGAAAGCTGGTGGCTCTACTTTTCCTGATCTAAATAACGATGGTAAAACTAGTTATGCAGATGTTCTTAAAGGTAGAGGTGTATTTAAAAAAGGTGGATCTGTAAAAAAGAAAAAGTAATATGAAAAACTCTAACCCAGTTAAGTACTTCAACGACAACGCTGCTGCTAGAAAAAAATCTATGATTAAAGCTAACGATAATCTAGTTAAAGCACAAAAGGGACTTAATAAAAGTGATACAACTAAAACACCATCAAAAGATCTTTGGAAGGATGGTTTAATGTTTGACACTAGAGAAGCACCTGTTGGTATACCAAATATATATGTTCGTCCTACAGGTGGTCCTGATGAGTATAAGGGAAACAAGAGTTCGCGTAAAATTATAAAGAAGTTTAATAAAAGATCACAATCACAGTTTTAAAATCTATGGGGAAATCACCAGCATGGCAACGTAAAGAAGGTAAGTCTCCTAGTGGAGGACTTAACGCTAAAGGGCGTGCTTCTTATAATAGAGAAACAGGAGGTAATCTTAAAGCTCCTCAACCAGAGGGGGGATCAAGAAAAAAATCTTTCTGTGCTCGTATGTCTGGTATGAAAAAGAAACTTACAAGTTCTAAGACAGCTAATGATCCTAACTCTAGGATTAATAAAGCTCTCAGAAAGTGGAAGTGTTAATTAACTAAGTATAACTGATAAAAACAAACAACCATGAAATCAACAGGTAAAGTAGGAGTAGGTGGTAAAGGTATTAAGAATGCCGGTAAAGCTACTGTAGCTCCTAAAGCTAAAAAAGGAATTGTAGTTTCTAAGAACCAAACTGGTAATGCTGCTAACCGTGGTATGGCTAAGTATGGTAAAGCTATGATGAAAAAAGGTGGTTCAACAAAGAAGTAATCTTAGATGAACAACAACGTTTTACAACTTAAGATAAAACAAAGGTTAAACAAGTTAGCCAGTAATGACTATGATA